ATAGTTCAATACCATTGTCGGGAGATGAGACAAGTTTAGATGGCGACCAAATGAAATCCGATGGAAGGGAAAGACAAGAAAGGTTAGTAGAAGAACTTCGTGAGATAATGGAACAAACGAGTACAAGGGCATTGATGGAAGCAAAGGAAGAAGAAGTTGAACATCAACAGAATACTCTTAGTAAAATTCCAGTATCTATGCCTATATTTATAGATTAAAAATAAAGGAAAATATAACAAATGAATAAAATAATAATTAGAAAGAAAAGATTAAATGAAGATAGATTCGATGGGACTGTAAGTAATGATGATGATGTCGTTAGAATTATCAATAAAAAATTAGACACAATAATGGATTTTGACCACAAAGATAGATTTACAATTGATATGATTAAAAAAATTAAAAATCATAAATATAAAGGATTTCCACAAATAGATACTATTTATCGTTCAAATGATAAAACATTAAATGATAAATTCGATATTAATATTTTAATATTTGTATCCTTTATTGATAATATGGATACTATTAAATTAATAAAACGTATATTAATACGAGGTGTTAATAATACTAAAACAACATCAACTGATGAAATATATTTATATGACACTATTAAAAACAATTGGGATAAATAACAAATGAGTAAAATAATAATTAGAAGAGTTAAATTGAATGAAAGTGAAGAACAATCAATCGACCAATTGATAAAATCACACGAAACAATTGGTGGTTCTAGATGTATTGGTGGTTGTTTTAAGGGTAAAGGTGGCTTTAATAAAATTAAAGATATATCCAAAAAATATAAAACTCTCACATTCCATATGAGTGATGATAACTATAGTGAAATTGGAACATGGTTAATTAGAAATGGAAAGTGTTATAAATATAACACACATGGAAATCCTGAGTATGATTTAGATAAAATGCCAATGTCACCTAAATTAGACGATAGTGTATTATTAAAATTTAGCGTAATTAAGACTTGAACCATAAAGGAATTAATTAAATGAGTAAAATAATAATTAAACAAAACAATTAAATGAAGGAACTAAAGAAATGAGTAAAATAATAATTAGAAAGAAGAGTTTGAATGAAGGAACTAAAGAGCAAAAGAAACGTGCCTTTGGTATTGAAAAAATTATAGGTGGAAACTTAACTACTTTGTTTACTAAATTCTCTTGGATAATAGATGCTGATATGGATATGGCTAAGATTGTTATACAGGGTGATAGATTAATATGGTCAAGTGGTGATTTTATTAGTGGAGATTGGTACGGAGATACTTGGAAGAATGGTGAGTTTAGTGGTACATGGCACACAGGTGTATTTGAAGATGGTGTGTTTAGTGGTACATGGGAAAATGGCGATTGGATTGATGGAAGTTTTGAAGATGAAGCCATTTGGAATGATAAAAATAACGATAGACCAGAAAGATTTAATAAATGGGTTAGAAATATTTTCTAAAGGAGAAATATATGAAAGATTTAATAGTTGACAAAGATAGGTTTGACAAATGGAAAAGTTTGTTAATGGAAGCAAAGAAAGAATATGATTATGAGTTTTTACAATGGGGTGGAAAGAATTCTTTAGGAACACAGGGAATGCTTTTTGTAGATATGTTGAAACAAGAAATTATTCCAGTTGAGGTTAAGGCTGATTTTTTCAGTGATAAAGAACTGAAAGAGATAGAAAAATGTGTAGTTAAAATAATGAAGAGTAAAAAACTATAAGCCATGCCTAGGTTTAAACGGGGTAAAGATTTACGAATGTTCCATTTTGTTAATAGAGAGATGATACAATTAATAATGGACACTTATGTAATTCTTTATAAAACCATTTTAGAAGAAACAGAACCAAATATTTATGGTGAGTCTGAGGAGACAGCATATTATGAAGGTACTAAAGTTCATTGTATGATTGAATACCCAGACCCAAGATACTCTGTTGACGAAAGAATGCAGAACTATCAACATACTATTAAGATTAGTTTCAATAGAAAGTTTATGGTTAATATTGATTTAGTTGCTGAAATGGGTGATGTAGTAGAATGGAATAGTAACTATTATAGAATTACTACTTTGTTTGCAAATCAACTTATTGGTGGACAACAAGACGATGAACATAATTGGTCTACTATTTGTGAAGCCACACTCATTAATAAAGAAGAACTTGGATTTGTTGAAACTAATGATACAGGAGAATATTAATGTCTAATGTAGAACATAGAGTCAATCAATTAAAAAATACAGATGGTTTTGTAAACTCTTTACATATTGATTTAGAAAGTATTGATGAAATGATATTACATCAGTTAAATAATGAAATTGATATTAAGGTAAGAAGTAAAGGAACACATATTAAAGTTCCTGCTCAAATGTATTCTCAGGCAAGATGGAAGAAATTTCAAAGAGATGGTTTTTTAGTAGATGATAGAAATCATACAACATCTCCTTTGATTGTAGTTAAAAAGAATTCTATATCAGAAAATGAAGAAATGAGAATGCTACCAATGCAACAAATGTTTAAACAAAAGGGTATGTATTTTAATTATATTTCTAAACAAAGAACTGATAATACAACTCCGTTTACACAATATGATAAGACTCCAACCTATAAACAATACAAAGTGGTTGTTCCTAAGTATATAACTATTGATTATACATTAACTATGATAGGCTTTTATGTAACACATTTAAATCAAATGTTTGAAAAGTTAATTATGTATGACCATGAATATTGGGGAAATGATTTCATGAAATTTAAAGTTGATTTTTCACAAATGTCATTCGATATAGAACAAGATGAAGATAGTGAAAGAATAGTTCGTGGTGGTGTTGATTTAACATTAAAAGGTTATATTATGCCAAAGGAAGCATTAGAGTTCAAACAAAGAGAAAAGACCACTAATGACGTAACTATAACATTCAAAGAAGAATGAGATTTTTTTGAAAAACAATAAAAATTTGATATTTATTATTATAGGTGTCAAAAAATTTAGGAGAAAAATAATATGAATGAAAGAATTGTAAGTCCAGGAGTATTTATAAGAGAAAAGGATAACTCTTTTTTATCTGCGGGTGTAGCAAGCGTTAGTTCAGTTTTTATAGGACCAACACTTAAAGGACCAGCTTTTATTCCAACAATGGTTACTTCTGCGAATGATTTTGTTGCAAAGTTTGGAAATACATATAATAAATATTATACACCTTACAGTGCTATAATGTATTTAAAGAATGCGTCAGATGCATATATAGTAAGAACATTGTGGGATGATGGATATAGTTTAAACAGCACAGAAATGTTGACAATAGCGGATGATAATACAGAAGTAGATGCAATAGATGGAACTACAGCTTCTGGAACATTATCGTTTACCACTATTGCTGATAGAAGCACCATGACATTTACTACATCATCTGGCAACAGTGATACATTGACCATTGGGGAGGAAATTGCACTTGGTAGTAGTGATAAACTTACTGTAATCAATATTAGTGAGTATCTCAACTCACAGTATCCATTATATGTCGCCACAACAGTAGACGAATTGGAATTATCTATGGTTTCGGTTATTACTGGTACATTGGCTAATAATATTAGTTTTAATACTGCATCTATTGATTATGACTTAGAAGGTGGTACTAATTATGTACCAAGTGTAGCTGAAACTGGAATTACTTATTGTGTAATAACACCTGCACGTGAAACGGTTACTGGTATAACTTTAGATTCTACCACGGCAGGAAACGCTTGTTTTAGTGTTACAGAACCTAAAGGTGATGCGGCTTATACAGTATCATTCGACCCAACTAATGCTGATTATATTTTAGATGTACTCGGTAGTGACCCAAATAGTGGTGCTTTAGCTTATGTTAAATATTTAAACACTGATACTGAGTTTGAAGAGACAGATGTTTACAACCTTTCTGGTTCGTTAGATTTAGATTATACTACTGGTGACCAATGGAAACATGCTACTACACCTTGGGTTACATCACAATTAATTAGTGGTGCTAAATCAAACTTATTTAAGTTCCATACATTGAGTGATGGTGATACTTCAAATAAAGAAATCAAGGTTGGTATTTATGATATTAAAAAAGCTGGTTCAATCATAGGTTCTGATTATGGTAGCTTTAGTATTGCAATTAGAAAATATGATGACAGTGATACATCACCTAGTATGTATGAATCTTATAGTAATGTAAACTTAGACCCAACATCAGCGAATTATATTTGCAAAATGGTTGGTACGAGATATGCCACTTTTGTAACACAAGACGGTAATACTAAAATAAACTATGTTGGAGTATACAAAAATATTAGTTCTTATGTTAGAGTTCAAGTAAATTCAGATGTTCAAAGCGCTAGAACTAATGTTATTAGTGTTCCATTTGGATTTAGTGCACCTAAACAAATTGTGAATGGAGTTACAATGGCTACAAGTTCATATTTAGATTCTCAATATGCTTCGGGGGAACAAAATACTAATATATTCTTTGGTTTTGATTATTCAAATACTGATAATATGTATATGTTGGCTCCTGTTCCAGAAGATGCAATTGAAAGTGTAGTTGGTGATTTTGTATTATCTGATATGTATGAAGATTCTGAATTAGAGGAAACTAAAATTTCATTAGATTCTGCATTGAATCTTAAAAAATTTATAATGCCATTCCAGGGTGGATATGATGGTTGCAATCCTGCTAAAGAAAAAAATGTTGGTTCTGATATACTTGGTACTAATGTTATGGGATTTGATTGTTCATCTTCTACTGCAAATGGTTCTAAGGTTTATAAAAAAGCATTGAATACTATCGCTAATCCAGAAGATTATAAATTAAATGGTGTGTTTATTCCTGGTATTAATATGGCTAGTCATGGTTCAGTTGTAACTTATGCTAAAAATATTGTAGAGGGTAGAGGTGATAGTTTTTATGTTCCAGATATTAACATTAAAGGTACTTCTATTAATAGTGCTGTTAATACAGTATCAACTTGGGATAGTAGCTATTTAGGTGTTTACTTCCCTTGGGGTAAAGTTGTTGATGCTAATACTGGTGAACAGGTTTGGTTACCACCATCAGCATTTATTCCATCAGTATATTCATTTAGTGATAGATTATCATATGAATGGTTTGCTCCTGCAGGAATGCAAAGGGGTAGCTTAATAAGCTTAGTTGAAATGGAATCAAGATTAACTAAAAGTGAAAGAGATACATTGTACGAAAATAGAATTAATCCTATTGCAACATTTGGTGGTGATATTAAAGTTTGGGGTCAGAAAGATTTACAAGCATTACCATCAGCCTTAGATAGAATTAACGTAAGGAGATTAGTCAACAATTTAAAGAGATATGTTTTAGATGTAACCAAGAATTTAGTATTCGAAATGAACAATAACTTTACTTGGAACGAATTCTTAAATTTAGTAAACCCTTATTTCGATACAGTTATGCAACAACAGGGAATTGCAGATTATAGAGTTATAATGGATAGTACAACTAATACTCCAGAAAACATTGATAGAAATATCATGTATGGTAAAATATACATTAAACCAACAAGAGTTGCGGAGTTCATTGTTATTGATTTCAACATTAATAGCAGTGGTGCAAACTTTGAAGATTAAAGGAGAAATATAAAATGGCAGACATGATAGAAACCAATGAAATGATGTTCAAACAATATGAACCACGCTTGAAACATAGATTTATGATGACAGTCTTAGGCTTACCTTCATATTTGATTGATACAGCATCATTACCTAGTTTTACTAACAATTACATTACTTTAGATTATATCAATAGTAAGAGATATGTTAAAGGTAAGATGGAGTGGGAAACAATCGATATAACGATTATAGATGCAGATGAAGTTTCACAAGCAGTGATGGAATGGGTTCGTCAAGGACATAATTCTACAACTGGTGTGGATGGATATAACTATAGAAAGGATATTACTCTTGAACAAATTGGTCCAGTGGGTGATATTATTGGTAAATGGACATTAAAGAATGCATTTATAGCGAGTGGTAATTTTGGTGACCACGATTGGTCAAACGATGAAAAGAACTCAATTTCGTTGACTTTGAGATACGATTACCCAATACATCACTTCTAAACTAAAAACGAACTAACGGGGGTGTTACATCCCCCATATAACTAAACTGTTAGAGTGTTGCAGTATACAATAACACTTATAATGATTACAAGAGGTAAAGATGACAGAAAAGAAAAAAATTGTTGGGGTAGAATTTAATTTACCAAGTGGTGGGGTATTATATCCAGAGACATCTCCATTATCTACGGGTAAATTAGAAATAAAATATCCTACAGCGAGAGAAGAAGACATTTTAACATCAGGTGGTAATAATGTTATTGAAAGATTTTTAACATCAATAATGATTACTGAGGGTGTTGATTTAAACTTAATGGTTAATGGTGACAAGGATGCTTTAATGGTAGCGTCAAGAATACTGGCTTATGGTCCAGATTATAACGTTGAAGTTCAATGTAGTAGTTGTGGAAATAAAAACAAATTAACTATCAATTTAAATGAATTAGATATTGTAGAATTCGATAGTGGCAATCTTGTCTCTAAAGGTGAAAACAAATTTAATTACAAATTAAAAAACTCGAAACGAGAAATAGTATTTAAGCTTTTAACTGGACATGACGAAAGTGAAATAACTAAAATGGAAAATGTTAGAAAAAAGGCGAACCTTAAGAACGTAAAAAGATTAATTACTGATAGACTAAAACGGGCTATATTATCAGTAGACGGCAATAGTAATGGAATTTATATTAATAATTTTGTAGATGAAGAACTTTTGTCTATAGACTCATTAGATTTAAGAAAACATATCGAATTAATTTCCCCTGCGTACGATTACGCAATCGGATATACTTGCAACAGCTGTAATAATGAA